AGCTCGCGTCGTCGAATCCGAGGCTGTCCCCTCAACGCATCTCATCGCCGACAAAGCGCCAGCACAAAAGCCTGGCAAGCGCAAATGATCGGCGTCTATTACCTTTGGGACGGTGCCAGCGTTGTTTACGTGGGCGCATCGCGCAACGTTGAGCGTCGGATCCGGCAGCACGCGTCCCGCGACCTAGATTTCTCCGGCTATTTCGTGGATACTTGCGAGCTCGAAAAGCTCAACGAATTGGAAGCGCGCGCAATCGCCGAATTTCGTCCTAAGTTCAACGTCAACGCTAACTTGCAAGCGTGACCGCGCTCCGACTTTATACTACATCCAGAAGCTGATGTTATGGGCAAGTCCTTCAGCCTCAACGCCCCGCGAGACCGCTGAAAACAACGCGTAAATTTCTTGTGGAACATTCACGCACGAATCTCGCGGAAGAACCCGGCGCCCACCGGGGCGGGGGGAGTCCCCTGGGCGTGCGGGCTCGCGTTTTCGCTCACCCGCAATGACGCTCGGAAACTCACACTAAAAAAAGATGAAGTTCATCGCGTATTCAGGCGGAGTTGAAAGCACTTGCATGGCTCTGTTATTCGGTCACAGGGCGCAATGCATTTTCACTGACACAGGGGTAGAGCATCCCGAAATGTATGCGCGTTTAGACGACGTGGAGAATCGGTTGCGTAAGATTCATGGCGAGAGTTTTAACATCATAAGGATCAAAGCCGAGAACGCAGACGGAACAGGGATAGACAATTTGACCGACTACATTTTGCATTACGGATATTTCCCGAGTCCACGCGCTCGGTTTTGCACACGCGCGTTCAAGATCGAGCCAATGAATAAGTTCTTAGCGAACTCGGGTGACTGCGAACTGATGGTCGGACTGAACGCTGATGAGCAAGACAAGCGCGACGGGAATCTTGGGACAGCGCCGAACATCACAATTAGTTATCCTTTGATTGACCTCGGGATCACGCGCGCACAAGCGTTAGCCGCACTTAAGGAATATGAGTTGGAACCGCGTTTGCCAGTTTACATGCGACGCGGCGGTTGCGTTTATTGCCCGTTTAAATCCAAAAAGGAATACATCGCTATGGCTCACTTGGCTCCGAGCCAACTTGAATCTGTCGCTGTGCTAGAGGAAAAGGTTCACGAACTCGACAGGAATGAGAATAAAAAGTTTTACGGCGTGCGCGACGGTATTCCTTCGATGCGAGGATTGATAGAGCAAGAAAAACAAAGTTTGTTTAGTTCTGCTGAAATGTACGACCAGCAGCCGGACGAAATAGGAACTCCATGCGGAGTGTTCTGTCACAGGTGACGTTGTGCACTGGACCGACATCACCGGATTAGAAGAGCATCCGCTGTTACCGTCGATACCTCCGCAGGCGACGGCGAAAGAGCGCAAAGCGTTGTTGGATGTTCGCCGGCAATGTTTAATAAACGAGTTTGTCGATCCGTTGAGGAACGGGTTTGAATTGCCGATATGGGAGGTGGCGGATCAGTGGCGAGCGAAGAAGCGGAAGAAGTATCCGAAGGGGGTGGTAACGGAGTTAAACCTGGGTGGGAACAGGAGTTCTAAGAGTGAGCGCGCGGCGAAGCGAGTTGTAGAAGCGTTCTTAATGAAACCTGGGAGTCGTTGGTGGTGCTGCGATTCGACGGAGGCACAGAGTCGGATGAACCAGCAACGGTTGATTTGGAAATATCTGCCGGCTGAGTGGCGGAACGTTGAGACGGGCTCGTTGCGCAGGACAATGGTGACGAAGGTGAAGTATTCGGTCGCGGGCGTGTTCACGGAGAACTGCCTTATCATGCCGAACGAGAGCGAAATCTTTTTCAAGTTCTACGAGATGAACATAAAGAATTTGGAGGGACCGGAGTTGGACGGGGTGTGGAGTGATGAATTGATTCCGTTGGATTGGGTGGAGACGCTTGTGTATCGGCTGACGAACAGGAACGGGGTTCATCACATCACGTTTACGCCGAAGGATGGATGGACGCCTACGGTCGGCGCGTTCTTGGACGGTGCTGTGGATTTAGAGTTAGCGGAAGCGGAGTTGTTGCCGGAGTACGATCAGTACGGGGATTTCATCGGGAACGAGAAGGTGAAGAGGATACAACAGCCGCGGGACGACAAAGCGATCTGCTTATATTTTTTCACGCAAGACAATCCGTTCGGGAACTACGAAGGGATGACGATGGATCTTCGCGGGAAAAGCAAGAACGTGATTTTGATTAGGGCGTACGGGAATGTGAACAAAGCTGCGTATGCGCAGTTCCCTTTATTCTCAGACGAGGTTCATGTGGTGAGTGAAGCCCGAGTGCGGGAGATGATGAAGCGGCCGGAGGGGAGTAAAGCTCCGCAGTTTGAGATTGTGCAGCTTGTGGATCCGTGTCCTGGGCGAAATTGGTTCATGCTTTGGGCTGCGTTGTTCCCGAACGGGAAGAAACTGATTTTCAGAGAGTGGCCGAGCTTCGGGCATCAAGGCGCTTACATTCAAGGGGTAGGTGATCCGGGCCCGTGGGCGATAGCGGGAGACGCGCACGACGGGGTTAGAGGCGAAGCGCAGGACGGGTTCGGGTTTGGGTTGGCGCGGTACAAGGAAGAAATTTTGGAGAAAGAGGACGGGGAAGAAGTACGCGAGCGTTGGATGGATTCGCGCTACGGGAACGCGCCGCAGCAGGAGCGCGAAGGGAGTAAGACGCTAATCGAACAGATGCTCGAACTGGAAATGGAGTTCTTGGCTGCGACAAGCGAGAAAACGATTTTGAACACTAACGACGGGAGTATCGACATGATTAACTCGCTGATTTATTACGATACTCGGTTGAAGATCGGCGAGTTTAATCCTACGACTTCGCGTGCAAACGAGCCGCAGTTGTTAATTTCGGAGTTGTGTCCGAACACGATTTACGCGCTAAAGAACTGGACCGGGAAAGACGGTCAGAAAGGTGCGTGCAAAGATCCGATAGACGACCTTCGGATGCTTGTGCTTTCTCCGATTGAATATCAGGGGCAAGAGGCTTACCTTTGGCGGCGATGAAACACTGGACGACAAACGAACTCGATTTTGGTTTTTGGGGACTCTTTGAAGGCGACACACTTCTTAGCAAAGAGTTTCACACAGAGGAAGAAGCAAACAAGGTTTGTGCCGCTCACAATGTCGCAATCGAGGAGTGTAGCAATGCACTACGACGACTGATTGGAGTCGTGAACACGCACATGCTTTGTGGAATACCCGAGATTAAAACTGTCGATGATGTCATTCGTGGGATGAGAAGCGTTGCCGACAAGTTGCAATCAGTAGCATCCGACAAATCTTTGACAAACACTTGACAGTGTGATTTTCTTCGTGCGGGTGAACGGTCAAATTTCAGGCGTCACATTTTTCGGACTTTCCTTAGTGGAAACCGAACGGCTTGAACGCATCGAGCAAAAAATTAACAGCATACGCAGAGACCTTAAGCAACTTCTTCAGAACCAAGATTTCTCGAAAGAAAACACGGCGATAAAAAGCACCATTGACGCTGCTCAAGCGGAGCTAAAGAAATTTCCGCCTCAGACAAAACCATCAACATAGAAAGAAAAATATGGCAGACACAAGAGATCAACTCGACGCTAACATCACAACGCTGACCACGGTTCTTACGAACCTTATCACAGCTATCGAAGCGGTACTGAACAAACCGCCAGCGGACTTCACCGCAGAAGATACGCAGCTTCAAGCAGCGGCAGCGGCAGCACAAGCGGAATTGGATAAGATCAATCCTCCACCACCTCCGGTTCCATAACCAAGAAAGGAAACTACAATGGCAAACGATCAGCCACCGCGACAAGGCGGCAAAGGCGGGCCGCTACCACCGATAAAACATCGACCGCCTCCTACGCCGCCTCCACGACCGCACATCGACTGCGCGAAAGTAAAAGTCATGGCCGATCATTTCACGGCAACAGGCAAACCGGAATTGGCCAAGGAGTTGCTGACAATTACCGGCTGCGGATAATGGGCGGACAGATGCAACCTCCGATGTCGGGCGCCCCACTTGGCGGCGCTCGGCGTCCTATGCCTCCGCAGATGGGCGGTCCGCCTACGTTGAATGGGCAAGGTGGGCAACCGAACCTTGCGATGCTGCTTCAATTCATGCAACGTCGCGGCGGGATGCCACAAAGCGGTCAGAGCCCTCCGATGCGGCGGTATTGAAAACATGGGCGGCGGTTCACAAGGCGACGCGACAGCGGGAGGCGGCGGTGGCGTCGATTGGAGTAAACTCGGCGCAGGCTTTTCAGCGTTACAAGGGCTAAACCCCAACAACCAAATCCAGCAACAGCCGTTGCCGAGCTCGGCTACGCAGCAACCGCAGTCGCAGTTGAACCAGGGCGCTCCCAACTCGCAGCAGCAGGATTATTTTCAGTTGCTCATGGACGATCTTTACCAACGCTTCAAAGCGCGTGCTGCGGCCGAGGACTCTGGATACGACACGTATTCCAAGAGTGATTCCGGGTTCTCGATGTGAGGCCAAATGGAAGAGGAAAGTTTAGAGAAGCTCCCCGCAGACAAGCCCGATCTACGTCGCTTAATCGCTGAACTGCAACAGGCGCAGAGCGACATTAATTTCTATCTCGAACGCATCGAGCATTGCCGACACTTCTGGCATAACACCTGGAAAGGTCAGTCGTACGACGGTCGTAAACACGCCGAAGGCGAGCAGGACATTGTAACGCCGTGGGAAGGTTCTAGCGACAGCCGGCTACGAATCGTTGACACGATAATCGACCAACACGTTACGCTGGCTAAGACCGCGTTTTGGAGTGCGCGCATCCAGTGTAAGAGCGAGCGACCACTTGTTTACGGGCGCGAAAACAACATCGCGCAAAAGATGTTGGAATGGCGGATTTACACGCAGATGCGCTCCGAGTTGTTGCGCGAGCTTCCGCTGGCTTACGCGTGGAAGTACGGGTTCGGACTCGCGTTTATCTCCGTCGAATGGGAACAGCAACGGACAATGTTGTACGAGCCCTTGACGATGGAAACGATGGTTCAACTTACCCAGGAACTTAACGCTCCGGAGATGGACATTACCGGGGGACAAAGCGACGACGCGGTACTGGATTTCCTGCAATCGCTGTCCGAGATACTTGACCGCGACGAAGCGCGAAAGATTCTGTCAGAGATTCGCAACGAAGGCATATCTCAAATGCCAGTGGTGAATTACGCAATTAACAAACCAAAGTGGGAAGCGTTAATGCCTTGTATCGACGTTTTGATCCCGAGCGAGGCCAACAACATTCAGTCTGAACGTTGGGTCGATCGACGCGAGCTTGTCACTGAAAGCGAGTTGGAAGATCGGATTGCAACCGACGACTACGATCCTGATTTTGTCGAGGAAGCGGTAAAGCACAAAGGCGAGTTCAGCGAGTTCGTTTCCATGACGCAATGGCGGTACACTTCTACAGGAAGCGAGCGCGACTTAATCGAGCTACATCACTTCTTTTACAAGAGCGTTGAGAGCGGGATACCCTGCATATATCGCACCGTATTCAACGAAGCGTGCGCGGGGAAAGAACTCTTCGCGGTACACAAGGCGTTCGAGTACCAACATCAGCAATATCCGCTTGTGGCGTTGCGACGCACCTACGACCATCGCCCTCTCTTTT